ATTTAATTCTTTAAACCTTAACATAAAATTATATATTAAGACTTACAGTACTTCTTTGAGCTCCTCGATTAAATCAGCTTTATTTTTTCTTCTATCAAGTTCAATACCATGTTCTCTACCAAGAGCTTCAAGTTCTATTTTACTCATTGAATCTAAATCAGTATTTACTTCTTCTCCAAACCATTCTTCCTTTGCTTCTTCAGCTGTAGTAGGAGATTCTTTTAAAACTTGAGGTTCTGGTTTTATACCAAAAAATTCGTCTATCTGACCTTGTGATATTTTTTGAGATATTAACAACTCTCCAGTTTGTTTATGTTTCCAACCTTGTGGAGTTGGTATCGCGCCTTTCGCCCAATTTGGTGGTTTTATAGCCATTATATTAGTCCTTCTTATTTGTTACTTTATTTACTGCATCTAACAGTTCATTTATGGTCTTTCCAAATATTCCATACTTGTCGATTTTGCTTTCCATTTTAGCTGTTGGATCTTTTATAGGAGTTGCACTTGGCTTGATATTTCTATCGCCACTTGCTACGTTATCTCCACCAGATCTTTTTTTAGCTTGCTTCATCTTCTTATCAGCTTTAGACTTTTCGTTATCATCTATAGATTTTTTAACGTCTAAGTCTGCGGCTCCAGATTTAATTTTATCTTGAGCTCCTTTAGCCATATCCATAGCTCCTTTGGAAGACTGGCTCTTATCAAGCATACCTTCTGGTGCAGTAGCACTTTTGTAATGCGCTGCTCTGTCGCCTTCAAGCACAGAAATTAATTTTTCTCTGAAAGTCATTGTACTCTCTTTCTTTACTGATTCTTTTTTTGCTTTATCGTGATAATGATCTTGGTGTGGTTTAGCACGATCGTATTTTGGTAACTTGTCGTAGTCATGACCATCTTTCTTAGCAAGTTCTTTCGCTCTTTGCAAATGATAGTAACTCTTATCACCTGCTGTTTTTCCTACTGATTCTTTTTGATCTGCAATCTTAGTTGCAGTGTCTTTTTTCATAGTCACCGGATGAGTCTTTCCACCAAAGTTGAATTTCTTCTTACCGGCTTTTGCGGCTGCAGCTGCTGCGCCATGGAAGGCGGTTCTTTCATTTGCTGGAATCTCCTCAGGTATATGATACTTTATACTTTCTTCCATGGGATTCTCCTTTACATCCATACGTGAGCCACATAGGCTCCAAGTATAGCAACAATCAATGCCATACCAATCTTATTTATAATTCCTACAGTTCGTGAATTATCGTCAACTGTTTTCTGTATCTCATCTAATTTTACCGAGAGCTTATTTAGTCTTTCTCTCATATTCTCATGATCGTCTTGTAGTGCTATGATCTTCTCCTCTGCTCTTGCCAAAGAAATCATAGCGTCCGCGAGCTTATCTATCTTTTGCTCGATCCTATCTAATCGTGATTCAGTTGTCTCGTTCTGAGCCATCTTACTGTAATCCTTCAGTATTTGGTGTATGAGATCTTTGTCCATAAATATATTTATGTGATGTCATAAAATTGACACCAACAATAATATGACAGTTATTTTTGTCAAAAAATTGACAGTTCATCTTTTTCCTTGACCTCTATACTTTTTAAAACTTCTTCTCTTATGTTTATTCATCGTTGAAAATATAGGCTTACGTCCAATTGTAGTACCGTGTTTATTCGGTTCATGTATTTTAACTGAACGAAATAACTTAGCCATTACTCAGCTTTCCATATTGTCCATACACCATAAGCTATTGCTATACCTGCAGCAATCTTTGCCAATGGAGATAAAAATAATATCATAAGACCAAGAGCAATACACACTGCTCCGTCCATAGATGTTCTTTCTTTCATTCTTTTTGTTATCCAGTTTTTAATCATTAGCAGTTCCATCTCTTTCTTGCTTGTCTTAATCTACTGTTAGGATCTTTTGCTGCCTTTGGAAACTTCTTCATTTGTCCTGCGCTTCTTGCACAATAACTTTTTCTTCTGTTAGCAGCCTTAGAACCTTTTTTTAGTTTTGATGGCGGCGTGGTTACAGCAGTTTTTAAGTTACCACCACTTTTTCTATTTGCCGCATCGACTCCTTTTTGTGTCATTCCCGCGCCTTTTTCAGTAGGACGAAAATGGCCTTTAGAATCTGCGCCTTTTTCTAAGATAAAATTTTTGAATCTAACCAAACTCATGGCCTGCTATCCTTCTCATTTGTTTATTAAACTCTCCTTGATCTGGCTTTGACTTATATAACTTTTTAGTAAGTGCGCTGTTTTTCTTACCTTTAATTCTATACTTATAACCTTTTTCCTTGTGTTCAGGATCTGTAGTTTTTACTAATCTTCTTTTGTACTGAGCTTCATAAGACTCTGGTCCTTTTGGAGCATCTGTCCTTCCTCTCATACCTTCTTTCTTAGCCTTGTTTTCACCGGGTGTCATGCTCTTCATAAGTCTAACTGACTCAGGAGTACCATAATCATACTTGTATTCTTTAATTTTTTCTCTTCCTTGTGCCTTATCTCTATAAATCTTTTTTACTGTTTGTTTAGTAATTCTTTCTATGTCTTGTATAAGAGAAGGCTGCTTTACTATTTTTCTAAGTTTTGCCTTAAGTTCACCTGGGGTCTTGGCGTCCATGTACATCTTAGGTAAGCCATCAATTGTAACTTCAAAACTAGTTTCTCTTTGTAAAACTCTTTTTATTAGTTCTTTTCTAGTATCATCGCGTTTAGCTAATGCAATATGACCTCTTGCTCTTTTTGCTATTTCTTTCGCGCGCTTTCCTGTATCTCTCATCCAATCAGGTCTTGCTTTTTTACTCGGTCCTCTTAGGCCACGAGCGATCTTTGCTTTAGCTTTTAACTTCATAGATAGTTCTGGTATATTTCTATCCAGTTCTGGTTTAGTTCTATTTCTGTTAAGTTGTGAAAATAATTTCAAGTTATTACCAGCTAACTTAGCTTCTTTTTGATTATCACGTTTGTCCAGATAAGCCGCAATAGCCATCTTATGTCTCTTTTCTTTAGACTTACCTTTAAACTGAGGAGCCTTAGACTTTCTAAAGTCTTTTACATAATCTCCGGCTGTTGCGTTTTTTCCTAATGGCATTACTTTGCTTTCATTGCTGTTTGCATGGCTTTCATTAGATTATTCATATCTTTTTTAAGAACTTGAATATATCTACCTCTTTCGCCGTAGTTAATTTGAAAACCAAGACCACCTTTTAAAGCAGTTCTAGTAATTTGAATTCCAAATTTATCGAAAACATCAGTTGCTTCTTCGACTTTTTTAGGCTGTACAACATCAAGTATTGCTTGTCTTAAACTCATTTCATACTCCTTATTTTTTTACGTGTACCCATGGCTTTGGTGTCGCCTTTATCCATCATGCCTTTCATACCAGCTGCTGGATCAGACTTACCGTGATAACCTTGCGCGTACCCTGGTGCTAACTTTTTAATTTTTCCGCCTTTGGCCTTAAATGCATCAATTGCTTTTTGATGTGCTGCCTTTTCTGCGTCAGACATCCCTTCTTTTTTTACAGGTTTTTTCTTAATTCTTTCGCCTGTTGAATAATGATAATCATCAGCTTCTTTCTTTGCTAATCTTTTAGTAGCTCTATCAATACCACGCATTCTCATTGCTGCTTTACGCTCTGGACTTTTCTTATAATCTGTATCTGGTCCACCAAGTTGACTTATTGCATCTTTAGTAGCTTGAGATCTACCTTTGAAATATACATCTCTTGCAGCTTTACCAACATATCTTTTTGCAAGACCCTTTGATATTTCTTTAACTGTACCTTCTTTTTTAGTCTTAGCAGAATGATTTGTATAAACATGAGTACCTTGTGATCCATAGTCTTTATCATGCTGACCTGATTTATGATAATTCAAGTTGCCTAATTCTTTATGATCATCTGGATGATGTTGCTTTAATGCTTTAGATATTTGATGATCACTGCCATGGTATGATATTCCTCCACCTGAATGAAATTTAACTTTGGCACCAGTTTTTGCAACGTCTTTTCTAATAAATGGATGATCTTCTTTTTCCACTCCTGCATCTTTAACGTGCATAGTTGCTCTATTCGTTTTATCATAGGCTTCATTAAAACCTTCTTTTTTAGTTTTTCTTTTGGCACCACGTAAATCAGCATCAGCACCGTAGTATGTACCTTTACCTTTTCCGATGTATGAATTAACTCGAGCCATTCCCCACTGTTGTGGTGTAGTCCCTGGTCTATGACCTGTTCTCCAAGCTGCCATACCTCTATTGTATACCTTTTTTAATGTGCCGTAAGATATACCAGATTTAGCTGCTTTCTTTTTTAAGCCTTCATTTTCGAGTAACTCCTCGAAAGCTTTTTCATAAGTTGAAAATTTAAGCATCTGCTTTACTCCTATTTTTAATTTTTCTTACTTTGGCTCGATCTAACATTCTGGCATGTTTCATCTTATCGACCATTTTTTCTCTTTCAATTTTTTTCTTTGCAATCTCTACTGCATCTTCACCATACATTCTTCTATACTTTAATGTATGTTTACTTGGTTTTGTTTTTGCTCTTGCATCACCGGGTGCTGGTTTATAAGCTGCAGGATTATCATCATCATACTTTGAATACTTTTTAAAATGTGCAAGTCTTTTCTTCTTAGTTGATTTAGATAGTCCACCATAGTAAGGTGCAGGTTGTGTACCCGGTGCTTTCTTAACATCTGGATCTTGCCTAACTTTTTGGTTTCCTTCTTTACTTTTTTTCTTTTCAACTAACTCTACGTCATCAATCCATTTTCTATAAGACCTACCATTTTGCTCAACAATAACATAATTACTTCCAAGACCGGTAACACTAGCGAGTTCGTCACTGCCCATGAAAGTAACACGATCACCAATATCAAAAAGGTGTCCTTTAACATAGTCCTCTCTTTTCTCGGAGACAGGTTCAAATATTAATTTGTTCTGAAAGTGTTTTTGTTCTTTTAATCCCATTCCTTTTCTTACTTCGTTATATACTTTTTTAGCTTCATTATTAGAAACACTTCTAGGTAATCCTTGTGAGAATTGTGTGAAATCTCCATCACTTGCTAGTTTTCTCATCTTTGATGCTGACATTCCTGAAACATCGTCTGCATCTGGATCACGGTCTCCGGCTGAAATTACATTTATTTTATTAAACTTATAAAGTCCGTGCCTGCCTTTAACACCATTATATTTTTCTAATAACTTTTTAAATTCATTAGTTCTATCAGAACCAACAACCATATTGATATTCTTATATCCTTCATCATATAATTTAGTCACAGCATCAAATACATTCTTAACTTTCTTATCAAGCATAACACTTCTTGCATGCTTTGGAAAAAACTTTCTGACAGTTTTGACTTTATAATTATAATCTAAAGGGTTCTTCTTATTATCAGAAGACTGTGATAAAAAAACTCTGTATGGATTTCTTCCAGACTTTTTTGAAAGTTCATTCATCAATTTTTCATGTCCAGTCGTAGGTGGATTCATACGACCAAACGTGAAGAATATGGTTTTATCTTCTTCAATAAGAAAAGATTTAAATGAATTTATCATTAACCCTTCTTTCTTTGCACTTCTTTTTTACGCACATCTTTAAACAATCGCTTTGCGATTCTTTTTATTCTTTGTTGTAGTGCTGGTTTTTCTAATCTTTTTTCAATTTCTTTTTTTCTAGCAAATGTTAACTCAGCTTTAGGTATTCCACGTGTAAGTTTTTTTGCTAGTTGAGCTCGAGCTTGTCTCATTGATCTTTTTTCAAGAGTCTTTTTATTGGCCATCTTTCTTCTTGCTCTATCACGACCAATTTTAATTCTTGTCTTTAAACGCTTCATAAGTCTTGAACGCTTCATTCTTTGTTGTAAAGTTAAAGCTTCATCAACATTTACTTCTTCTTTATGAATATCCATTCTAGTTCCTGATGGAGTCTTAACATAATTCTTTACTTTATAACCATGTTTCTTTGCAAAATCTTGTCCATCTTTCTCTTTATGATAACTCTTCATGTGTAAATGTAAATGTTTATCACCAGGTTTTTTAATCATACTAGGAATTTTTTTTACACTCATACTTCCATCTGAATGAGTTTGAGCATCACGGTTTGCATCACTATGATTGATAGCTTCTGTCTTCATTGCTTTTTCTAAATCGTCGGCTTGCTTAGCATGAGTGTTAGAGCCTTTTCTTAATTTACCAATTAATTTTTTAACAAATGGTTTATCTTTACTATCCAATTCTTCTCTTGTTGGAACTCTTCTTTTAGGCATTGACTTTACAGAACCACGGTGTGTTAATTTAATATCACCTTTAAGACCTTTTTTTCTCAGTTTTTTCATAGCATCATCTGGGTCTGTAGCATGAACGTTGCCACTCATGTCTTTATGACCTACTCTAAAAACTTGCATTTGCTCTTTCTTAACAACTTCTTTATCAGTTCTTACCATTCTTATTCCTATCTTACCGTCAGGTTTCATATACTTTTCTGGTTTTCTATCGGCACTTTGTACTGATGCATTGATATCATCTTTAGCTTTAGTGATAAGCTGCTTACGCATAAACTTACTTTGACCTTTTTTACCTTTTACTGGGACTTTTAAATTTGGAAGTTTTTTATCAGGCTTCATTGAGAGTTCTTTAACATCTTTACCCTCATTACCGTGATATTGTTTCTTACGCTTTTGTGCGTAGTAATTGATTGCGTCATCTTCGCCTGGTCTATATCTTGCAGACGTAAAATGTTTAAAATCTAATGGTGCCATTAGTTCCTCCCCGGCTTATCCCATCCTTTTAATATATCTGGTGAAAAGTTTGCGTATGAAAATTCCATACGATCCACAATTTTCACTGCGTCACCACCAAGTTTGTCAATAGCTACATAACCTTCTTGTCCAGTTGTCTTATATCCATTACGAGTTTTTAAGAATGTTTGTGCACTATTTAACTTATTTAATATATTTATAATTTTTAATTTTGCTAGAACGATAGATTTCTGTAAATCAAACATCATTTGTAAACTAATTTTGTTTTGAGATGAAAAAAACTTTAATGTATCGTCAAGTTTTTTCTGTTGAACTGATTTTCCTTTTTCGGTCTTTCTTTTATCTATCTCTTTTTGAAACTTCTGTTGTATGTACCTGATCAACTTTTCAACGTGGGCTTTGGTATTACCAACGACTTGACCTTTTCGTACAAAAGTGTTATTAAACGTTTCAATAGTTTGAGCAAGGTCTTGATTAGCTTCGAGAGTACGTAAGGTAGTACCAGAAATTTTATTAAATATCCTGCCAGCATTACTAAGATGTGCATTAACTTCCTCCGTATCTTTTTTAGTCATAGTAAATTGTGTCATATCTCTTAACATTGCATCCTGTGACCAAACATTTTTACTATTTCGAAACTTACTTGTGTCAACACCATATGATGCTTTCATATTTTCAAACTTACTTCCAGTATATGTGGTATGCCAAACAATACCAATCTTTGCTGCCTTCACTTTCTTTGCAGCTTCAGTACCTGCGGGTATAGCATATACAATTGTGTTAGGGTGAAAGGTAACATAAGGTTTACCTTTTAATTTTTTTGTTTTAACTTCACTTGAATCAAATAAAAAGTCACCTTGTACAACTCCTTTAATACCAAGATCAGGTAGATACTTTAATGCTGCTTTTAATTTTGCATTGAGATCACCACTAGTATCGTCATCAATATCATTGTTAGATTTATATACTTTTGGAGAGACATTGAATATCCCCTTCTTCGCAACAAAGAATGCACCGTCACGAGGATCAATACCGGCAAAAATAGCTGGAGCTCCATCCCATTTGACACTAACGTTTCCATCTTTAACACCTGCTAACATATCTCTTAATGAACGTAAAGCAAGTATTGCTTGCCTTGTTCCATCAACTCCACCATAAAGAACTTTGTCTTCAATATGAGTCATATGAGTATTTTTTTGTTCTGATATAAATTCTATAAAATTCATTACTGATAAACCTTTGCATATATTGATGATGCTTCAAGAGTTGATCCAGCATAGTTCACCATGTCAGTTATAACTAAGTCTGCTTTATTTTTATTAGCAACTAATGCATGGAGAACATATATTCCTGCAATCTTACTATGAATCTCTGCATCACGTTTTTCACTAAAACCTCTCATCCATTCTTCTTTGGTAACTTGTGGATGTATTTTTTTTACCATATTATATAACGGCATTGCTAAACGAGATTTTTCACCTCTTTGTTTTAACTCTTTTGCTTGTGATTTTAAATCTTGATTACTTGGTAAAGTTATATTCATTCTATTTTTTATAGAATCAGTTATTTCTTTATAACCACCTCCACCACCACGTGCAGTTTTAAGTTTCAGCTCAAATGTAAGTGCGGCAAAGTCTGCTTTATTACGTATTGCTGCGCTTCCGCCATTAAATTCTACATTTGAACTTTTACTTCTCCAGATGTCACCGCCTTTACGTTTAAACACTGCCATTGAACTACCGCTAATAAATTTATATGTGTATCGCTTTGCATCTTTATTTTTAATTTCAAGTTTCAATCCATTTTCTGCAGTTACTTTTTTTAATGATATGCCCATTAATTTTCTTGCATTGAACAATTCTATGAGTTTTAAATTAAGTTCTTGTATTGAAGTGTTTGGAAGTTTTGAAGCAATTGATCTATCTGTTGTTGCCCATATATCTCCGGGATTCCATTTATCATTTTCAATTTTTGTCATATCAGAATTTTTAACTGCAACATCTTTTACTTTATAAATGTCATTCATTACTTTATCATTACGATGAAACGTCATTTTATTATTAATCAATCTATCTTTAACTAATCTTTTTGCCGTCCAATAACCTGAATAATGCCATGAAGGATCTAGTTCCATGATCTGTTCAAAGGTTGCACCGACTACACCGGTTCCATTATAAGCTTTTTGTAGATCTGAAGGTTGTATTGATTCAAATGAAGCTTTTGGATTATTGACCATGTGTTCACAATAAACGCATTGCATAATTTCAGCTCTGGCTGTTTGAGCCTCTCCACCTCCGCGGCCTCCGCTATCACCACCGAAGACTTTTGATTTACCTATTTCATTTGTTTTAATTGTACCTTTATTAGTTTCAAGATCTTGTGTCTTTTTTTCTTTTTCTAATCTATCTACAGCCGCTCTATTTTCCGGTGTGTTTTTAACTACAACTTCAGTTCCGTCAGTTTTCGGCATAGCCTCACCAGATTTCATCAACAATCTTAATATGTCTATACGATCTACTTTTGTGTTTGAGTTAATTTTAGCCCACTCGCCGGGAGGCATAGCTGATAACTTCATGCGCTCCTCCAAGTATATCATGTATGATTTGAATTTTAACATACTTCTATTTATAATAGTTCGGAGCTTAAAAAAGCGCCCTTATGGACGCTTATGTATATTTTCACAGATATCTTCTATCTCTGGAAAAACACCTATTCTACAATTACCTTTATAATATTCAATAGGCCAACCAATGAATAGTATAACAAATATTAATATGAAAACTATTGAGACCCAGTGTTTCTCTAGAAACGACCTAATAGTCTCGCTATATGATGAACCCATGGTAGTAACATTATTGCCATAAATAAGTTTGCGCCACTGTGTGCTAATGCTATTCGTAGAGTATCGCCTTTCGGCATGCCGTCTGATACAAAGAAACCTGCGAGCCATATAGTACCAGTAGTTCCTATGTTTGCTCCAAGAACTGCTGCTATGGCTGCTGGTAGTGGGAGAGCACCACTTGCAACGAGAGCTATGATTGCAGTGGTAGATAATGATGAAGATTGCCAGAGTAGTGTCATGACAATTCCACCTATGAACATATAAATTGGATTACCTAAAAAGAAGTTTAAGTGTTCTAAGTTTCCCATGGATTTCATTCCACCGGAAAACATTTTAAGACCTATATAAAAAACTACAAGTCCGACAAGAGCCGTGATTACGGGATTACCTAGTTCCATTTTGCTAACCTTTTTAATTAATTCGTTCATACTATTATGTATTATCGACCGCGCCTCTTGAATGTTACACTTTTGTTAAATCTTTTTCTATGAGAAGAATTTCTTTTTCTTCTATCCGCTTCACGATTTTTTGGATCGTACATTTCGTATCCACGGATTCCATTTTCTCTTGCCCATGCGGCAATCATTTCCGGTTTATGTTTATTTGAACTCACTTTTGAAACCTCACTGTATAAGTTTTTCCATAATAATTAAATGTTATAGTCGAATGAGAATATATTGTTTCCATTGACTCTTTATATCTCGTCATTTTATTACAAACGAGTTTAGTACCATTATTGGCTGTACTATTTTGATTACCAAGAAGACCACCAATAATTGCACCGGCTGTAGCACCATCAGGTAAGTCTTTTGTAATATTTTGACCAATGGCACCGCCAATAATTGCTCCTAATATTGTATCCGCAGTTTTATCTCCTGATACATTTCTTTCAGAACAAACTTCAACAACCTGTGGCGTTCTTTTGATAACGGTCTTTTGATGATCGTTAACTTGAACGTTATAAGGCTGAGTGGCAAATGCACTTTTGCCAGTTACAAAGCCACCGATAAACGCTAATGACCATATAACAATTGTAGCTTTTACAAAATTTTTATTCATTATTAATCTCCCTTAATTGATCAACTAAACTTTTTGCAGCTTTAGGATTTTCAGTAAGTGA